ACAGTTTTCAGGTGTGTAATCCCCATAGGCATCAACTCTCTCAATAGTCATTCCTTCCTCTGGGTATCCCATATCCTCATAGAAATTTAGAAAACTTTCTCTCCATCTATCACAGACTTTAATACCAAGCGCCCCATACTTATGATATCCAGTAGAATTGGGGTTGTAGCATTTGGATATCATAGTTCTCCATCTACCATACAACTTATCTTTTGCCCAACCGTGGTTCCTTTCCTTTCTGGCGCACCCACAAGATATAGTTGTCCCATTTTTTAACTTCTCTCTCCTTACAGTTTTCTCACCACCACAAGAGCACTTACAAACCCAGTATGTGCGTTTCCCTCTCCTGTCTGGTGATACTGCTGTAAGTCTGCCAAATACCTGCCCAGTCAAATTATCAAACATAGCACCCCCTATAAAGTATTATTTATATTATACAATACTTTAAGGGTGGGGGCAACTACTTCTTCCTCCTGCGCTTCATTTCATTCTCAATATCAACCAATGCCTGCTTTGATTTTAGCATCTTCTTCTTGAAGACTGTTCTCTCAGCATACATCTTCTCCATCAGTTCAGGCAAGAACCCCTTCACATCCTTCCTATACATTGCTCCATTGGCACAGACTGCATAGTCCTTATACATCTCAAAAGTAACAGACTCATCTAGAATCTTATTTACTGTGACTGATGGGTGCTTCTCTTCTACCAAGGTTTCTGGCGAGATATTGTACTGCATCATCAAGTGAGGATATAGAGAGTTGAGGTCAAAGGATGCTACCCAATCATAGACACCAGGTTTAGGTTCTTTAACATAGGCACCAGCAAATTTATCACTCTTATCACTTCTATCCTTCTGAGGGATAACAATATTTCTCCTCTTCAGATAGTTATAGATGATAGTATCCCACATCCTTACCTGATACATGACATCCACATAGTTCACTTTGGCATCATATGCCATAGTGACAGCAAGTTCAATCAGTTTGAGTTTCTCTTCCAACCTGTCAACCAATTCCACGTCAATGATGTTGTAGTCAACAAACTTCTTCCAGTTGCCCCTATAGAAGTCTTTGAAGGTTTCAAACTCACTGTGATCCAACTTCTTCTGTCCCAGTTCAGTTTCAGCAATGAAGTCCAGTCTGTATGATTCACGATTCACATAGGTGAACTTTTTGTATAGATCAAGATAATCCAGTGTAGTAAGTCCAACAATGTCAAACACATTGAACTTTCTTCCAGTGATAGTTACTTCCTCTTGTCTGACCATACCCCAAGGAGAAAGTTGCTTCATCTTTTTCTCTCCCATAATCCTGCTGATTCTCCCACATAGATATGGGATATCATACAGTCTCACATTCCACCCAGTAATCACATCAGGAGTATTGTTCTGCCACCAGTAAAGAAATGCATTTAACATCTCCACTTCATCACTATAGTGATGATAGGTGACATTCTTCTGTGTGGGGGCATATGGTTTTCTGCCCCAAGTTGTAATCTGCTTAGTACTGTAATCTTGGATAGAGATAGTCAACATCTCCTCAGAGCAAGACTCAGGGTCAGGAAACCCCTCCTCTGCCTGAACCTCAATGTCCATAGTAACCAAGTTTATCTTCTTGATATCAAACTTGATTTCTTCTTCTGGATAGTTGTCTGAGATGTATTGATAGACATATCTCTCATTTCCATAGATGGGGAATCCATCCACTTCATCATACTTATTGTAGAACTCTCTACAATCTCTAACTGTGCCTGGTTGAATAGGTTCTACACATTCCCCATCAAGTGTTTTCCACTTACTTTCTTTCTTTGATTTAACATAAAGAGTTGGTTGATACTTTTCCCTAGTGGTAAAACTTCTACCATTCTCAAAACCACGAACCAGGAAGTTGTCGCCAACAACCTGGACATTAGTATAAAACCTAAAAGACATATTATTCCTTTACCAGACTCTCATACTTACCTTTCAGTTTAGTATTAGGATCAGCAATAGTCAAGATCTTGTCTGAGTGAATCATAAAAGTATTTTGAGTGGTATAATCAAGCAACCAAGGACTCAATTCCAAGGAAGACTGATTGAGAAGAAATGGCTCAACCAGTTTACAATCAGGTTCTCCCAACTCTGTAGTTACTTCTTCAATCTGTGTAAGAAGAATCTGATTGTTAGTCATAACAATCAACTTAAGATTTTCCATTCAATGCTTCCTCATTTTCTTTGATAGTCTTATGTAGTTGTTCCACTGCATTCAACACTTCCAGTGTTTCTTCCCATTCCCAAGTTTGTCCTTTACTATCCACAAACTGCCTAGTTGCCATAATACCTACTGTATACCATTGTAATTATAACATAAAAAAAGAGGGGTTACAACTGGATTTTGCCAGTTGACCCCTGCGGCGACGATATTCAGTTATATTTAGAGATAGTCCTTACGTTGATGATGATCAGGAATAATCTTTGTTAAGGTGATTGATAGAAGTCCGTCTTCAAATACGACGTTGGAGACCTCTGTGTCTTCAGCAAGTGTCCAGGATCTTTCAAAGTTTCTTTGAGCCAGTCCCTTGTAGACAAACGATCCCTTTTCATCAGATGTTTCCTTTTCCCCCCTGACAAAAAGTTTTCCATACTCGGTGTAAGCATGAACCTGTTCCCTCTTGAATCCAGCTAATGCGATTTCTAAACGCGTCTCAGTACTATTTACCTGAATTACATTATAAGGTGGATAATTATGTGTTGATTCGTTGAATACTCTGTTGAAGTATTCATCCATTCCAATAGAATTCTTTGCAATTCTATCCATCAACTGGTCTAGATTCGCAGCGTTATACTTTGCTAAGTTAGTCATTTGTAGCTCTCCTAAAAGCGAGATTGCGTTGTGTGGACCCTTACGGCATCCAATACTAATTATACAAGATAACAAAAAAAGAGGTAGGGGGTAAACCCTACCTCTATGGGTGTTCCGACATTCGTAGAGTCTGCACGAAAGACTCAATATTATTTATTGCTTTCCCTCTTCACCCTTACCTTTCTTACCAATATTATACTTTTGCTCCAAAGTCCAGTCATTCTTTTCTTTGTAAGGAAGAACCTTGATTTGATTTAGAGGAGCAATGTCCAGAATAGTGTCTTCCTTTACAACACTAATCAGACCCCAATCAACCAACAGTCTGGTAATACGATTTCTTCTTTGAACATCATTGACAGTCAGATTAGCATACTTGCCATCAAGAGCAAACAACTCTTTGAAATGGACAATATAGTATTTACCCTGCTTATGTAGAATATGGCAGGATTGATATAGCTTCTTTTCTTTACGTGATGCCACACCAATTCTAGTCAGGGTTTCACGTACTTTCAAGAAGTCATCAGGTTCATTCAATTTGATCTCAATCATTTTATCTTGAGACCAACTAACCTGAGGTTCAACAGTTTGTGTCATTTTGTACCACCAGTATCAAGTCGTTGTTTGATGAATTCGATTTGCTCATTTGATAAAACTTTCAGAGCCTGAGATGCTTTTTCATTACTATAACCATAGTATTGTTTTACACAATCTAAGTCTGTGACTTTATCCTTGCGAATCCAGGGAGAGAATCTCTTCCTTTTTCTCAAGATATTTATATAAAACTGATATTGCATATCTTTGTCTAGGAAATGATACTTATTCATCTCATTAGCAAACAATATACAATCAAGATGCCCAGAGAGACACCTATTGACAATAAAAGCAGGATACTCTTTTGCTAGATGTGGTTCCTCATCAAGAATATTAGTTTTGCTGAAATTAATTGAGTTCAGCCAGTCCTTCAGTTCCATAATTAAAAAGCAATAGTTCCTTTCTCTTCTTCTGTTCTCTCATATATTCACCCACAGAACGCATAGTGTAGGTATGATCAAACTCTGCTGCATTCCAATTGACAAATCTATCTTTGACAAGTTGATCAGAATTATAACTTATCAATTGATCCATATCAACTGAGTTGCAGACATCAGCAAAAAGATCATGGTCAAACCCCTTGTGCATATTGCCCTTCTTTCCATAGATATTGTCTTTAATATCATAGGGTGGATCAAGATATACAAATGCACCTTTGTTGCCATCCATCAAATAATCATATGAGTAATTGGTAATATTCCAATTAGCAATAATCTGAGAATAACCAGGCAGTTTATTGATGCCCCTCATAGAAAAGTTTCCCTCTGATGCTGCCTTAGAGAATGATGAACTCTCAGTCAATCCAGAAAAAGAACACTTATTCACAATGTAAAAAGAAACTGCCCTCCAAAAATTATCTTTCTCATCAGAGTCAAGATATTCCTTTGAAGCAAGAAACAAACCTTTAGCAGAAATTGGTTCAGGATTCCTATACTTTAGTTCTACAAGTTTATTTCTCATTTCTGGACCAAACATCTGGAGTTGTTGCCAGAAGTTGACCAATGGTTCATAAAGGTCATTGACCCATACTTTCAACCCAGGATTCTTCTTAGTAACATAAATGGCAACACTACCACCACCAAGAAATGGTTCTCTGAACTCATCATAGTTTCTGAGTTCAGGAATATAGGGAGCAATCTTTTTACAAGCACGTGACTTGCCACCAGGGTATCTAAGGGGTGTCTTGTGTGATTTCATAACCATTGTTTAGTTTATCAATATACTGGTAAATTAAAGACCAACCAAATTCATAAGTGTCACCATTCTCATCCTGAAGATAAAAAGGAATATCAGGATGAACTCTTTTCATCTTGTAATAATGATTGATGACATTATAATCATCATCAATATATCTTTCTAGTTCTTCTTGGTTCATTTAAGAATAAGTTTTTTGCTAGGAGTTTGGATTGGAGAGAAGATTTTCTCATAGTTCTCTACAATTTCATCTCTAGCATCAATCACATAAACAATATACTCCTTTGAGACTGTGATCTGTTCATCCTCATTGGCAAGATACGACCAAGGAACAAATCCAACCTGCCCTTGAGCATTTGGCACAGCAACTAAGGGATTCTGAATGACATACTCTTTTTCATTTTCATCAATCACAGTGAAGATCACTTCTTCACCAGTGTTCATACGCAATACTTTTACATTCATTTGACTTCCTCAATAAGACTATTAATACTCTGGGACATTGAGTGATAACCATTCCCAACATGAATCTGACCTGCCACAACTGAAACTGTAGCAATTCCCCAGAAAATGTAATACCACTTTGACTTAATTTGTTTCTTTTTACTCATTTGAATTCACATTCAACCATAATTTCAGTTAGACAAGCAAGCATATTTATTTCTTGATCGGCAACAAACGAACTCTGGTACTGATACTTAGCAATAATAAGGACAGCAGCAGCAATCCCAGGACCTGCCAAGTGTGAGTAAAGAGCATCATAGATACTACGCAGAAGTACAGTAGGATCATTGTCCAAATTATCAACGACCCATTTACGAACCTGCGAATAGTCCTTCTCCTTGAGACATTTAAAGAGATCATTAGTCTTTACGTTGCTAAATGTTGCTAGAATACCACTATCAATCTTACCACTTACTGAGTATCTTTGCAACTCATTGAGAACACGACGCCAATCTGGAAAGTGTTTCTGAATAAGTTCTACCAGGACCTTGTTATCATATTCAACACTTTCTGCAACCAAGATTTCTTGGAGACGTTTGAAGAAGTGTGCTGCCAAGTGTTGTCTGTCTTTACCTCTGATGGAGAAGTCAACAACTGAACATCTGGAATGAAGTGGTTGGATGATTTTATTTTTGTAGTTGCAGGTGAAGATGAACCTGCAGTTACCAATAAACTCCTCAGTAAACGCCCTAAGGCAGAGTTGTACATCTGGGGTTGTGTTATCTGCCTCATCAATGATGATGACTTTG